GTAGTATTATTTACTGTTTGTTGCTTTTTGGCATTGGCGGCAGCATCTTTCATGTCTTTATTTTCTTTAGATGCTTGGTCTATTCTTGTACCAGTTGTTGGTGCTGCAATTGGTGATTGAGTTGTTGTATTGCTTGTTTTTTTTAATTTTTTATCAATTGAAGCTGCCATAGCCACACCAGAACTTACATAATTGGGGTCTGTAGCATAGCCTGCTTTTTGTAAAGCTGTAAAATATTGTTCTGGAGTTTTTGCATCAAATACTCCGGCAGAAGAATATCTTTTATTTGATTTTAAAAAATTAACTTTATCTTCTACCGCTTCGCCTATACTTTTATAAGACCTAAACCAATCTTTAACAAGATACTTATTTCCTTCTTGTGAAACAATTTCTCTACCTGGCATACCTGCAACAAATGATTGTGCTTGTTTTGGAGTAAATACTTCATGCGTAGTTACTAATTTTTTATCTCCCTTCCAACTAGGGTCTGCTTTAATTCCAAAATAATTAAAATCTCCAGAAACGTGTTTTCCCCATCCACTTTCTAATGCCCATTGGCCTAGTAAAGCGTTAGCCGGAACTCCACCTAAAGATTTTGAAGCTTTTTCAGCTTCTGGTGCCATTGTTTGTGCAAATGCATCCGCAGAACCAAAAGCGCCAGCTGCAGTAATAGCGGCTCCAGTTGCAATTTTTGCTGCGGTTGATGGTTTAACAGAAGGTGCTGAAGGTGTTGGTGCAGTTGGTTCTGCTTTGGGCGGAGCTTCTTTTGGAGCCGTTACTTCTTCAACCTTCTTTTTAGGTACTTCTTTAGTTGGTGCTCTTTCTGCCGTAGGTTCTTTGCCTTTAGTAGGCGCTTCTTTTTTAACTTCTTCTTCTTTTTTAGGAGGAGGTTCTTTCTTTTCTTCTTTTTTCTTTTTCTTGGCTTTTCTACGGATAGTTAGAGCCTTGATAAGTTCATCATTTCTTTTGTTCTCATCGTCTAACTTATCTTTGTGGTCTTTTTCATTTTGAATTCTATCTGCAAGCTCTGCCTCACGAGCACGTTGCATTGTCATATAAATCAAACCAAGAACTTTTGTAGAAGAATCTATAGCCGCATAGTCAATGGGCTCATTTGCTTGATGACCTTTAAGTATCTTCTCACCAACACCAAGTATGCCTTTAATTAAATTGGCACCTACATTGGCAACTTTGCCAGCAATTTTTGCGAGAGCCCCTAACATTTACTATTTTCTTTGCCGTTCTTTAATCTTTTGATTTTCTTCTTCAATGTATTGTATCAACATGGAAACATAAATGTCACGCTCCCATGGAATCATATTCTCAAGTTCAAACAAACTATACTTATGGTGCTGCATCAACGAAAAGTTTGTTTTATAGTAATTCTTTAAATTGTCATGACGAAATATTAGACGAAAAAACTTTCAAGTCCTTCGGCTTCAATAGTATGGTGATACCCACATTTGCTGCAATCCATTTCAAGCGTTTCTTTAAGCTTTGGTAGATTATTGAAGAACTCCTCTATCTTACTAAACTGTTCTTGGTTCATGCCTTCAACAAACGCTAGCAATTCACCAGGTTGTGATTCAGATGCGTAATAGAATTGCTCTCCATCGTAAATGTATTCAATTGATGATGCTACCATATTAAAGGTAACTTCATTAATCGTATCATACTTCAAAGAGTCTTGTACAATACTAAACTCTGGATACTTTAACTTAATAGTAATCTTATCGTCCAGCTGGATCTCAGGATCCACTTCCTTTTCTTGCGTAACTTTGATATCAGTTAGATTGATATCTTTTTCCATGATATTACCACAGACCTTACCATCTACTTCATTGTTACACTTATACTTTGATTCTACAACCTCACCCACCGACTTAGCACGAAGATTGATAAAGTAATACTCCACATCAATAATGGGAAGCTTACTAATCTCAATACCTTCTGTCAGAGTGCAGTTATTCAGAATGTCTTGGACGCTCTGCTGAATGCTTTGGGCTTCGGAGGATTCCATAGCCATTAACAGATTACGCTGTTCTTTTACCAAAAACGGGCGGTACTTAATTTTCTTTTTTGATACCGGCAATTCAATCTCATATGTTGGTACCGATAATGTAGGTAAAGCCATAATTAACTCCTATAATAAAATCATTTATAAATTCAAACTGCTTCCAAAAACATCATTGACTACTGTTGATAAACCTTCTTGTAATATATTTTGCACAAGGTTCTGTACTGAATTATTCTGCCAGCGAGTGTAAGCAAAGGTCACGGCTAGCTTGTGGAAGCCCTCATTAGACCAATCTAAGTCCAGCTGATTCATAGAGATTGGATAAGCATCAAACAAATCTACCGAATATGATAGTGTATTGGTAACATCATACTGGTTAATTGTAATGATAGTAGCGTAATTCTGCTTGTACTGATAATTAAAATTGAAAGTTGGATTAATTAACTCTAACCATCTATCAAAGAATGTTTTCTGCTTCATGTCATCATCAACAATAAAAGTTAAATCCATATCGTTGTATGTTGTCAAATAAGGAAACTTTTCTACAGGATTAGATCCAATCTTTTGCTCAGCAGTTGCAAAGGTGCGTCCAGGTAATTGTGCTGTATCGCAACGGTACACCAAGCGTCTCACATCACCCATGTAAGGTGCTAATGCTAACGGAGCATTGATATGCACATCAAACCGACTAGGCTTGGCCAAATCGGTCTTGAAGCTAGCTTTGAAATCGTTTATACTACCTGCCATCTTATTCCTAACTATGTTTAATTTCGTCTACCGATTCTTTCCAAACTTCTTGGGGCTTGGCACCTTTGAAGACCTGGGTTGGCAAGAATACCGCTACTTCCCATTCGTCTGGCTGGATGGCAAGTATCTTTGACTTAATGTGACCATGGAGATATCTCTTAATGCATGGCCGAAACTCTTTAAAGCGCCTGGACGCATTCAAAATATCGTAGGTGACTCTCAGTCTCTTGATATCGTTTTCTGCGTTGAGGACAGCGAAATCCATCAGTTTACCTAAAAATGCCACTCGGTACTTAATTGGTAAATAATGAAGGTTTAAGCCAAGGAAACCATCATTATATTTCTCCAATGCCAGCACCAAAGGAAACTTATCATAATATGGCATATCATCTTTGCCTTTTGGATCATAATAGAAGTGGTACAATCCACCTAGCATGAACCGCTTATTCTTACGGAAGTCCTCTGCACCGATGCTGCGTGGTATTGCTGATGGATTCCGTATCTCAGCAATCTTTCTAATTAACCATTGATATGATTCTCTGGATAATGATTGTAGTTCAGCAGCATTTTTCTGCTGTGTCAATGTGGTTAGTTTAGAAGCCATAAGGTTATTTAGTTGATCCCCAAATGATTTTCGGTTACGATCCTGAATTCCCAACCTCTATCCGCACAGTATTCAATTGCAGCCTTCCATTTGGCTTCATTGACACCATATGTTACTACCTCATTGATATATTGTTTGGTAACACGCTTTCGGGGCTCCGGAGGACGAGTCTGCTTTTCTGGTTTAATCTCCAGCAGTAAGGTCTTGAGTTTACCATCAGGAGTTCGTGATTTGACCAGAACATCAGGAAAGTACCGGTGCCATTGGCCATCTTTAGGTGACTTGTAGGGTATGCAGAACTCCTCGCTAGCCCAGCCCACGATGTTCTCATTACCATCTAACCATGAAAACACTTTGGCTTCCCAGCTGGAGCGATACACAATATTGCTGGGGTCTCCCATGTATTTCTGTGGATTCTTAGGCTTAAACTTGCCTGAATAATATTTTGAGTGACTCATTCCAATATACCATATAAATATAACTATCAAATATATATAGAGATTTTAATGGCGCTCATCTCAATCCCAAGTTCAATCGGTGGCATAACCATACCTGGTACCTCAACCACGGGGCCATTAGGATTGCTCTTTAACAATCCTTTTAGTCAGACCAACTTACAATACCCAAGAGATTTGCAGTCTACTGCACGTGGACACTATGTTACCTTTTTGATTAAAGATATTAATCCGGTGGGGTATGATGAAGCTTCTGGTTACAATATTGAAGGTGCTGAAAGTGCATTAGGAAAAACATTAAACACTCTTACGCAATTAACTACTGGTTTTGGTTTAATTAATTCAAATTTGCAACTTTCACCACAAACAACTACAAGTAGAGGATCAATATCTCTTTACATACCAGAGACCATGAACTTTACTTACGGTGCAAGCTATGGTGAAGCTAGTTTAACAAAAATTGCTGGACAAGGAATAGGAGCTATTGGAAGCGCCATTAAGCAAACCATTCCTGGATCCGATAGTACCCTTGGCAAAGTTGTTTCGTCAATAAGTGATGGTGTAAGTGGTGAAGCATTGAAAGTAGCATTAAAATCTGTTGGCGTTGCTATCAATCCAAAATTGCAATTGCTATTTGAAGGTATTGGATTTAGAAGTTACCAAATGGCATTTACTTTTACTCCATATTCACAACAGGAAGCCGAAGCTGTAACCAAAATTGTAAATACATTTAAACAGTTTGCTGCACCAAGAATAGTTAAAGGTGCTACTAATGGTATGTTCTTTATACCGCCAGCGGTTTTTGAACCTAAGTTCTACTTCAACGGTTCGGAGAATAAAAAAATTAACGCAGTCAAACCCAGCGTGATTGAAAATATTGATGTCAATTACGCACCAAACGGCTGGTCAACTTTTGGTGATGGTGCTCCGGTACAAACAACATTGACATTACAATTTAAAGAAACCGAACTTCTTGACCGTGATACTCTTGTAACAGGAAACTACTAATGCAGTATTTTGCCACGCTCCCCAAGATTCTAAAAACGGATGCTACGGGCCAATCCATTTTAATGACCAATTTGGTATCACGGTCAAGTGTGGTGCCGTCTTTGTTAAATAATGCGGCATTGTTCTATCAATATGATATACAAGATGCCGATACGCCGGAGTCCATTGCTTACAAATATTATGGCGAATCTTATCGTTATTGGATTGTATTATTTGCCAATCAAATTATTGACCCGCAATGGAACTGGCCAATGAACAATGTGGTGTTTGCAGAGTATCTTGCTAACAAATATCCAGATGTAGATGTATATACAGTAACGCATCATTATGAAAAAATCATTACGCAATTTGATGCTGGTACTAACACCACAACAGTAGATAAGGTTGAGATTAGCTTGGATGATTATAACAATCTATACCCCAGCAACAACAGTTATAACTTGCCAACTGGCCAAGCCACCGTGATTATAAGTAAAAGTGCGGTAAGCATCTATGATTACGAGTTAGGTTTAAATGAAGCCAACCGAACAATACGAATTTTAAATAATACCTTTGTAGGCGA